TTAAGCTAGTTTTAATGCTTTTCTAAAATCGTAAGTTTGTAGTTGTTGCATTAAATAAAAATCTATAGTTTGGATATAAGAATTTTTTGTTGTCATTATGGATTCGTGTCCCATTAAATCCATCAAATCCATATCACTTATGCCAGATAGGTGGGCAATAGTTGCAAATGTATATCTGCATTGCTTGGGTATAGTTTTTTCTAAGCCTGCTTTTTCTAGTGCTTTATTAAATATACTTTTTCTAAATGTTTGATCACTTGGGTGGGTAGCTTTTTTGTTTTGCCTATTCATTGTAATATTTTCTACTATATACCCTGTTGAGGATTCTTCTGCAAGTTCTAACAAGATATCTTCTATTTTCTCATGGATAAACATAATTCTTTTTCTTCCCTTGTTTGTTTTTATTCCAAAGTCTGTAATCATTTTGTTTTCAAAATCTATGTTATCTACTTTTAAATTTCTATATTCGGACGTTCTCATTCCTGTAAATATCATTATTAAAACATGCCTTGCGTATGGATTGTAGGGGATAGAATTAAATAATTTATCAATTTCATCTGCAAAAAATATTGTTTTTTCTGGTTTTGGATCTAATCCCTTTACTTCTAAAACTCTTGCTCTATTTTTATCTACCAAATCGTGTCTTTCTGCAAAGTTATATATTTTATTGGCTACGTGTTTTAATCTGGCGATGGAATCTTTTGAGTATTCTTTTCTTACTCTTTTCCCGTCTTCTGTTGTATAATAACCTTCTAACACTTTGGTGTTAATACACTTTTGTAATTGTAATGCTTTTATATCCATAATATTTTTATTCCAAAGAGGTTTAAAGGATAGGAAAGCATCTTCGTAACGATCTTTTGTTTTTTGGGTTAAATTTAAAAAATCATCTGTTTTTTTGTATTCTGTATAGATATCTTTAAATGTTTTGATATCATCTATTAAGGTGTAGGAATCTAAGGCGTTTTGTGCTTCTTTTTGTGTTTTAAAAAATCCTACAGTTTTACGATGCTCTTTTCCGGACGAATCGTAAGTGGCTGGTAATCTTGCCCACCAAGGAGATTTTTTCCCTTTTACATGGGTTATACTACCTTGTCCGTTCGCATATTTTCTTCTTCTTTTTGCCATTTGTTTTCCTTTCTTGGTACAAATAAAGCCCTTGTTAAAGGGCTTTATAATTTATTCTGGTTTAAATTCTGCAACAACAGTGCCTGATTTTTTATCTATTATTTGTAGACCTAGTGTTGGATCTTTTAATTCATACATTAAATAATAATCTACTTCGCCACCTGCATTTACCGAAATTGATGAATCATTTTTATAATCTCTATTTGCATATGTTGATATATAAATATCATAATTAACATTATCGCCTTTTTGTATAGCATTAGTTAAAATCATCATTGGTTCAGATGGTTTTAGGGGTACATCAGATGTGATATTTTTAAATTTAAAAGGTATTACTAATACTTTAGAGCCTTTATGAATTTCTGAATCAACTAAGAAAGCATCACCAGTTTGTTGATATTGAATAGCTCCATTTTGGAGTAAAACGTAGTGATCTTTCTGATTTTCTCCTGGTTGTTGTTGTATAACTTGGATAGGTAATTTTGATTTTTCTTCCTCGGATTGTGGCAGTATCTTCGCTTTATTACTTGGATTATCCATTATCGTTTTTTCTTTGTCTTGTTTTTGATCTTTATTTGCATTTGAAGATGAGGAGTTTTTCTCTACGCTAGATGTTTCTTGTACAGATGATGGGGTCTCTGTTTTAGTATCTGTATTTTTATCTTGGCAACTTACTAACAAACTTACTGATAATGTAGCTATTAATATTTTATTTAATTTCATGATTTCTCCTTTAATCTTTTATAAATTCAAACACTTATAAGTCTATAAGTTATTAGTCGATTTTTAATCCTGTATTTTTAAGTACAGGGATTCTTTTCATTATTTTATAAAAACCTAATGTATCAGGGTTTTCTCCTTTTAGTTCTAGAGTTTCTCTAAATTCTTCGGCTTCAAATTCTGGATTAAAGTCAAATGTTAGTTCTTTGTGTAAATCAAGGACTTTTTTGATATCTTCTAATTTTATATTAAAGAATTCTTTTCTATTGTTTACTTTATTTATCCTTTGTTTGTCAAAATACTTGTGCAATTCGTTCTCTAATTGATAAGCTTGGTAGGAGAATATCATTGCATGGACATCAAATTTGAATGGTACAGAAGCAGAAGATAGTTCTTGGATTCTTTGGTATGGATCTAATCTTCTTGTTACTCCTATTTTATACACTTCATTTCCGAATGATCCAACGTTAGAAATAATATAAACATAACCAGCACCTGTATTTTCTACTCTGTAGTCTATATCTGTCTTTTCATCTTTTAGTCCAGAAATTTCGTTTTCTAGTTTTTGTAATTCTAATTTCAAAGCTTCTATTTCATCATCTTTGGCAGATATTAATTTTTCATTTACCTTATCTTTAGCAATGTTAAGTGCTTCAATTTCTTTGTCTAATTTGGCTTGTTTTGCTTCCAATTCTTTTTGAGCACGTTTGTTTTCAGCTTCTTCTTCTCTTTGTTGTCTTAACGCTTCTTTTTCCTCTTCCTTTAATTTATAGTAAGCGTAAGAAGCGTCTAGTTCTTGGAATTTATAATCCAAAGCTTTATCATCAATTTGAATTTGTTGGTTGCTTATCCTATTCAATTTATTAAACATTGTTTCTATTTGTTTTTTTCTAGTAGGATATGTTTTAAATGTTAATCTTGTTAATTTATAATCACAAAAAGTATTAAAAGAATTATATAATAATCTAATTAAATTATCTTTAGAAATAGAAATATTTTCGCCTTTTTTATTCTTAACTTTCCTTAATAAATCAGCTTCTTGTAATCTAATATTCTTAAGCTTTTCTTTATAAGTTTCTGATCTTTCAAATTCAAAACTAGTTGGGGCTAATCCTAAATCTTGGGCGTTTATCTTTTGGAAATGAGTTTCCAAATCTTTTACCTCTATTGCTAATGTATCTTTTTTGTTAGTTAGCTCATTTATTTCTTTTTCTATTTCTTCAGATTTTTCCATTATAACAACTTTTTTTGTTTCTTCTTTAAAATTGTTATATTCTCTTTTGTTATTTTCATATAAATTATTTAAGTCTTTTATTTCTTCTTCTAATTTAGACTTCTTAACTTCTAAATCTTTTAGATTTTTTATGCCGTTTTTAGTTAATTCTTTTTTATTGCTAATTGAACCAACAATATATACTCCAATTATTATCAATATAATTAATGTCATTATTTCCCCTTTCTAAATTTTTCTCCTAATTTCCTTTACAATTCCTAATATTTTTATAGGTTCATCATCTTTTCCGTATGTTTTAGGGGAATAAGATGTATTAATTGGTTTTAATGTTATAGTGCCATTTTCATTTTTTATTACTGTTTTAAGGGTCGCCTCGTATCCGTTAACATAAACAGCAGCATCTGTGCCACTTTCACAGTCTGGGGTCAATTCCAGTATGATTGTGTCTCCTTCTAAATATTTTGGATACATGGAATCCCCATCTACTTTTAAGCCTATGTAAGTTTTATTTTTATCAAAATATTTAAAGGATATATCTTCTGTATCTGTTATATCTTCTATTGCTTCTATGGGTATTCCAGCAGGAATTGATCCATAGACGTTTATTGTTGCATAGTCTTTATCTTTAATTGGAATTTTCTTACCGTTTTTTTCTAACAGATATCCAACACTTACTTCAAAAATTTCAGAAAGTTGATTTATCATATCTATATTTGGATCGGAATGTCCAGTTTCATAATTAGATACTGTCGTTTTACCTACATGAAGCCTATTGGCTAAGTCTTGTTGTGTCCATTTATTCTCAGTTCTTAACTGTTTTATTTTTTCACCTATCATATTTTTCACCTCTCTTGTTCAATTATTATGGACTTTATATTGTTATTGTACACTAAAATACAAAAAAATTGAACTTAATTCAATAATCTTGTATTTATTTTAAATTTCCACTTGACAGTCCAAGTTTCTTGGACTATAATATAATTAACAAATCAAAAAAGGGGTGGTTGTTATTGAAAAGGTTAATAAAAAATTAAGGGAAGAAAGATTAAATAAAAATTACACTTATGAAGATATGTCCAAGTTACTTGGTTATAAAAGCAAAAGCACATATATGTATATTGAGAGAGGAATTACAATGCCTAAATTAGATACTATGAATGCTATTGCCGATATTTTTCATAAGCCAGTGCAATATTTTTTTGATCTAAAAGTCCAAGAATATGGAATCAATCAAAGAAAAAAGAACGATAAATCCAAGATTGATGAATTATAGGAGGTAGTTATGGAAAGCATAATTGGAATATCAGAAGCTGCAAAAAAGCTTGGAAAAGGGGAACAACAAGTTAGAGAAATGTTGAAAAATAATAAATGCACATTTGGAATTGCATATAAAAGAGAGGGATCAACAAGACATACCTATAAAATTGATAAAAGAGCATTAGACAGATGTTTGAATGGCGAGCAAAACTTATTTATAAATTAGGAGGAAAAAATGGAGAATAAAAAAGTTAGAAGAATTAGAAAAAGAAGTGAAGTATACGAAATGCTCAGAGATAAAAATATTGATGAGGCTTGCGTTAGATTTACTGCTAAGCCTGAAAAGGAAAGGATAAGGGATAAGGTTTTAGGGATTTTTCTTGTAGCTTGTTTTATGACGATTGCAATAGCAGGGCCTAATGAAATTTCAAGGGTTGTAGGAATTGTGATGATGTTTATAACCTCTTTAACGGCATTTTTGGCATAAAAAAAAGCCGACGGCAATCGGCTAATTAAAAATAACTTATAAAAATATTATACATGACTTGGAGAAAAAATGGAAGATATAAAAGAAATTATAAAAGATTGGAAGACTGAATATATAGAAAAAAGAATTATACATTTAGAAAAAAATGGTGCGAATTTAGATAATAGTAATTTTTTAAAAGCATTAGATAAGGAACTAGAAAGAAGAGATAGGCAACAAATTGCAATGCTTGGGGATTTATATGAGGTGTGAAAATGGAGATTATAATTAAAAAATTATCCTTTAAAAATTTTAAGGGATTTAAAGAAAAAGAAATTGATTTTGAAAAAGATTTAACAAATATAAGCGGGGACAATGCAACGGGAAAGACAACTATATTTGATGGTTTTTCTTGGCTTTTGTGGGGGAAAGATAGTCAAAATAGAAAGGATTATGAAATAAAACCCTACCAAGAAGATGGCGAAAATATCCACAATGTAGAAACAATTGTTGAGGGTGTTTTGACTATAGATGGAAAACAAAGTGTTTTAAAAAGAGTGTACAAAGAGGTTTGGAAAAAGAAAAGAGGATCTAATGATTCGGAATTTTCTGGACATACAACCGACTTTTATATAAACGAAGTGCCAAGGAAAAAGAAAGAGTACGAGGACTTTATAAGTGAGATAGTAAATGAAGATGAATTTAATTTATTATCCAATCCTATGTATTTTAATACAATTATTGACAAAAAAGAAAGAAGAAAAATTCTCTTATCTCTGGTAGATGATGTAAGCCCAGATGATATTTTTAAAATCAATGAAGATTTGAAAGAATTAGACCTAGAAAACTACACAATTGATGAATTAAAGGCAATGGCGAAGTCCACTTGTAAGAAGATAAATGAAAATCTAATAGAAATACCAGCAAGAATTGATGAACTAAATAATACAAAGACTGATGAAGATTTTACAGAGCTTGAAAAGGAAAAAGAGAAGATAAAGGCAGAGCTTGAAAAGATAGACAAAGAGCTTGCAGGGACAAGATCAGCCAGTGAAATAATTGATGAAAAATACGAGAAAATAAGCGAATTAAAAAAAGAAGCTAGAGAAATAATAAGCCTTTATGAAGAGAATAAAAAAGAGAGAATACAAGAATTTACAAACAGAAATATTGAAATAAGTGGAAAATTAGACGCTTGTAAGTTTGAGCTTGAAAACGCAAAAGACAGAACAAAGTTTATAAAAGAAAAAATAGAAGATGAAAAAAACAGGATAAAAGAAGCTAAGATTAAACTTGAAGAAATGAGAAAAGAATGGGAAGAGGTCGCTGTAAGTAAGTGTGATGATAGTTTTATATGCCCAACTTGCGGACAAGAATTTCCAGAAGAAAAGCAAGAAGAAATAAAGAAAAAATTTAATTTAAACAAAAGTAAAAAACTAGAAGAGCTTAAAAAAACTGGCAAAAATATTTTTGAAAACATTAATAAATATACAAAAAATATAGAGGAAAGCAAAGCGAAAATAGAACAGATTGAAATAGATTCTAAAAAAATCTATGAAAAGAAAAATAGCCTAGAAGAAGAAAAAGAAAATAACGAAAAACTAATAGAAAGAGCGAAAGAATTAAAAATTCGACCAAGCGAAGAAAAAAGGAAAGAGGAGATAGAAAAAGAGATAGAAAAAATCGAGGAAGAAATAAAAAATAATAATCAAAATGACAATACCGAATTATTGAGCCGTAAAAAAATCTTAGACGAAAAGTTAGATGATATTAATAGCAAAGTATCACTAAAGGGACTTAACGCCGAGTTAGATAGAAAAATCGAAGAATATGAGCAGGAAGAAAAGAAACTGTCCTGTGAGTTTGAAGAAAAACAAAAAATCTTATATTTGTGTGATGAATATATAAGAGCTTATACCGAGCTTGTAAGCGAAAAAGTAAATAAATTATTTACCTTTGTAAAATTCAAACTGTTTGATAAGCAAATAAACGGAGGAATCCAAGAAACAGCCGAGGCAACTTATAAGGGTGTGCCTTATGGATCACTAAATAATGCAGCAAAAATAAATGCAGGTCTTGATATTATAAATGCCTTAGCAAAGAAATTTGAAAAGCAAATACCAATATTTGTAGATAATGCAGAAAGTGTAAATGAATTAGTTGATGTAGATAGCCAATTGATAAGGCTTGTTGTTAGTAAATATAAAAATTTGAGGATTGAAAAGTAAGGAGAATGAAATGACAAACAATTTAGAAGTTAGAAAACAAGAAAAAGAATTGACACCAGCAAATAAAATGAAAGATTTAACCAGCAACGCTGGGATACAAGAAATGTTTAAAGAGAGTTTAGGAAAAAATGCAGGGGCCTTTCTTTCATCACTCGTAGAAGTTTATTCAGATCCTGCTGGAACTTTAAGCAAATGTGATCCTAAAGAAGTCGTGATGGAAGCTTTAAAGGCTGCAACCTTAAAGTTACCGATAAACAAAAACTTAGGTTTTGCATGGATTATCCCTTATAACAAAAATACCAAAATCGAAGATGAAAAAGGAAGAACTCAATGGGTAAAAGTACCCCACCCTCAGTTTCAGATTGGATATAAAGGATTGATCCAACTTGCTATGAGAACAGGTCAATATCAAACCATAAACGCTAATATAGTCTATGAAGGAATGGAAGTAACCCAAGACTATTTGACAGGTAGTGTAAAAATCGAAGGTGAAAAGAAAAGTGATAAAGTAATAGGTTATTTTAGCTATTTTAAGCTAATAAACGGCTTTGAAAAAGTCCTATACTGGACAAAAGATCAAGTTATAGAACACGCAAAGAAGCACTCACAAGGTTATGGTGCTATGGAAAAAGCAAAACAAGGCAAATATTACAAGCCTGATAAATTTGTATGGGATAGTAACTTTGATGAAATGGCTCTTAAAACAATGACTAGAAGACTTTTAACCAAGTATGGAGTATTGAGTGTTGAAATGCAAAACGCAGAAATGATTGAAGCAGATACAAGCCTAGCTATTGATATGGAACAAGAGGCTAACAAACAAGAGCTGAATGTTGAATATGAGCTAGTAGAAGAAAATCAAAGCAATGAAGTACCAGAAAATGTAGACAAAGATACGGGAGAAATTCTTGAAGAACCAATCGAGGGTCAATCAGACTTTTTTGGAGAAGAATTTGAAGCATTAGAAAAGGCGCCATTTTAGGAGGTAGATATGAATAAAGAAGATTTTAAAAAAGAAGATTTTAATGTAAAAAAATCAATTCAAGTTCAAATCGAGTTTTGCAGAAAAAATGAGGTACCTATTTTTGCACCAAGAAGCGGGGTCTGTTGGTATTGCCATAGGAACATATATAAGCCTATATTTCATACGAATATATCTCCTAGATTTTACGGTAGCCATGAAGTAGAGACAGTAGAAGATTGTGACTATATTACAGGGATAACCACTGAAACTGCTAAGAATAGTTTGGTAACAGGTTGCCCTCATTGTAACAGAAGTTATGTAGATTGACATGAAAATACAAGTATTAGGAACTGGGTCAAGTGGCAATTGCTACAAGGTCAAAATTGGCAAGGCTACACTTCTTTTGGAGTGTGGTCTTCCATATAAGGTTATTCAAAAAAAGCTTAATTTTAAAATATCGGAAATAGACGCTTGTTTGCTAACCCACGAACATATGGATCATGCAAAGGCTGTAAAGGATTTAATGAAAGCAGGGGTTGATTGTTATATGACAAAGGGGACTGCTGAAGCTTTAAAGGTAAAGGGGCATAGGCTTCATAATTTTTATAAAAGTCCTGATAGGAGTTGGCAATATAATTTCAAACCTTTAAAGAATTTGATAATTTTACCCTTTGAAGCAGTCCACGATGTAAAAGAGCCAGTAAGTTATTTTATAAAAACAAGAAATGATGATGAAACTCTAGTTTTTGTTACAGATACAGCCTATTTAAAATATAAGATACCAGAATGTGATGTACTGATGATTGAGTGTAATTATGTAAAAGCTAAACTTGATGAAAATGTAAGATTAGGAAATATAAATACAAGTTTAAGAAATAGGATTGTAAAAAATCACTTGTCTTTGGAAAGTCTTGTGGAAGCTTTAAGGGCTGCAAGTTTAGACAGGTGTAGAAAGATATATTTATTACATTTATCAGACGGAAACTCAGATGAAAAGCTGATAAAAAGAACAATACAAGAAATGACAGGAATTGAGGTGGTGGTGTGTTAGATGGCTAAAACAATAATTGAACGAGAATTTTGGAATGATGACAAAATTATTGATGATTATAGCCCAGAAGACAAGTTGTTTATGATGTACTTGTTAACTTGTCCGAGGGGCAATGCCCTTGGGATATTCAAACTACCTATAAAGCTTATAGCTTTTGAAATAGGTTATAGTCCAGAGGCGATAAGAACTTTAATAGATAGGTTTATGACTAAGTATAACCGAATTAATTATGATTACAAATCCCAAGAAATAGCAATTTATAGAGCCTTAAAATATACAGTTTCTAAAGGTGGAAAGCCTATCGAAGATATGATGAGGCAACTTTTATCAGAAGTTACTGTTACAGAAAACATAATTAAGGTTCACGAAGTTATGTCAAATTGGTGGCTTAAATCTAATAGACCAGTAGACAAAATGATTAAGTCTTTAATGGAAGAAGAAATAGAAAAAAGAAGTGCTATATCTAATGTTAATGTTAATGATTATGTTAATGATAATGTTAATGTTAATGATTATACGTACCCCGTATCGTACCACGATACGTCAGAAGTTGAAGATTTCAACACTCCAAGCAGTAAGAGTGAATCGTATAACGATAGGGAGGACGATACGTCTAACGATACGTGGAATAAACAGGTGATTGATGCTTGGAACTCTCTTGATAAAAATATCCCTAGAATACAAACATTAAATGCGAACACACAAAGATATAACATGTTAAAGGCAAGAATTAATGAACATGGGTTAGATACTGTAATAAAAGCTATTAAAAGCATAGATCAAAGTAAATTTTTAAAAGGATATGTAAGTGATTTTAGAATCACGATTGATTGGTTTATTAAGCCTAATAATTTTATAAAAGTTTTAGAGGGCAATTACAACGATAAAAAAGATAAACAATCTTATAAAAATAGCAAAAATGAGGGATATTACGATGACTATATAGCTAAAAAAAGAGCTGAAAGATTTAAAAACATTATAAACGAAAGGTAAGTAAATGATTTATAAAGTGTTAAAACCCGAATTATTCATAGCAGAAACAAAACTATTAGGAAAATATGAATTACGGGAAAATACGGCGATGAGTCCAACTCATATTTGCCATTCTAAAACTTTTGGAAGTAAAAAAGATATATATTTTGGTACTGATAATAGTTTTTGGTGTGGATTTAATGTTGAAAACCACGAGATAAGGATTGAATGTAGTTCTTATGGTGGTATGTGTGGATTTGATTTTACAAAAGATGATTTAAAAGAGCCTGACTTACCTAAAAATGACCGTGATTGTATGGAATATACCTTTATATTCATTGATGATTTAAAGGAAAATGGAGTTATAGGAGAAATAAATGATTGATAAATTAGCAAGAGTAGATACTTACAAGGGATATATGTTTTTTATAAAACATATTTTCCCAGATAGAGCTTATACCAATATTTTTATGGAAATGTTGGAAGGGATTAATGCATTTGGTGATTGGTATAACGGATATGTAATTTTGCCAAAAGGACACGAATTAGTTGATAAGTTTTACTGGGATTTTGAAAAAGAGTACGACATAGAAGTTCATGGAGGAATAACTTTTTCAGATTATTTGAGTAAAATTATGGATTTAGAAAATATGGATCTTGAAGATGGATATGTACTTGGTTTTGATTGTAACCATGCAGGAGATAATCCTGTAGATTGTAACGAAAAATACGTAGAAAATGAATGTAAAAAACTTATTGACCAACTAATAAACCTTGATGATTGTAGGGTGAATAATAAAAACGAATCGGAAGTTATTAGAAAAATTGATAGTAAAACAAGATTAGTTGTAAAGCACGTACTAAGTGATAAAGCCTTTTGGGTGATTGAAGAAAATCACAAAGGCGAATGGGTTGAAGTTTTAAAGATATGTGAAAATCAAGCAGATGTTGATAGTGTGGTTAATTTTTATTTGGAGAATAGGAGAAGGAGTTTAGATGAAAACTAAGGAACATTATTATGATATGCGTCTTAATGAAAAGCAAATAAAAGAAGTTATTAATGCTTTAAAGTTAGCTAATATTTATTATGTAATGAATTATAACGATTTTGAAGGAAGTAATAGGCTTGAAGAAATTATTGGAAAATTGGAGGATTTGATTAATGAAAACCAAGGAATTTATTAAAAGAGTTGAAGAGCTAGGATTTAAGGCTCATAAAATAGTTACGCAAATAGATATTATTGCTAATGGTTTTGTTATTGCTAAGGTTTACACTAATCGAATGTATTCAATCAATGCTTTCAATTTCTTAAATATTCAGTGGAAAAACCAAGATAAACTATTTGATTTAATTGTAGAATATGCAAAAACACCAATTGATGAAAGGGAAGAAGAAGACAAATATTTCTATGAACATAGATTTATAAAAACAAGAGGTGGAAATCCGACTTATTTAGCAATTAGACAAAGACCAAATCGTAAATATCCTATTTTACAAGGTTCTTATAAAGACATATTTGAGGATAAAGTTGAATTTACAGATAAAGAGATGGAAGAAGTGAAAAATCAATATTATATATGTTTAGATGATTTTGTGAAGAAAGGAATTATAGAGGAGTAAGAATGAATAAGGTTATATTAATTGGAAGATTAACAAAAGACCCAGATTTAAGATATACACAATCGGGAAGGGCAGTTTGTCAATTTACTTTGGCGGTAAATAAGAATTTATCCAAGGAAAAAAAAGAGGAGATGGAAGCACAAAACAAGCCTACTGCTGATTTTCCTAGAATTATTGTTTGGGGAAAGATGGGTGAAAATGCTAGTAGGTATTTGAAAAAAGGCAGTCAATGTGCGATTGACGGGTCAATTCAGACTGGATCTTATCAGGACAATAATGGCAATAGAGTTTTTACTACAGACATTGTCGCTCAACATGTCGAATTTCTTTCCAAATCAACGCAGGTCGGAGAAGAATATAATTCTAATACAAATAATAGCCAAGGTTATGGAAATCAATCTAGAGGTAATTATGGGACAAATAATGATGGTTTCTTTGATGATGATTTTGAACAAGTACAAGATGATAATAGAATCCCGTTTTAGGAGTCTTATTTGACTTAACAAATATAAAAACAAGAAAACAATAGTAGACGGTATCCCTTTTGATAGCCTTAAGGAAGCTAGGAGATACCAGGAGCTTAAGCTTTTAGTTAGGGGCGGAGTGATTAAGGATAGGAGAGAGAATGTGAAATCAGAAGTAGTTTTACAAAAAAGATATAAAGGATATGACCTCATAGTTAAGAAAGTGAGTTATGAACCTGGGCACGTAAAAATAGATATATTCAAACCAAATTACCATCGATATTTTGGTTATGTTGTAATCCCTGAAGACAACCCATTCTATGGTGTGAATTATAACCCATTAAAATCTTTTATACGTGTTAGTGGTGGATTAAGTTATTCAGGAAGGATTGATGGTATTGATGGGTATGTGCTAGGGTTTGACTGCGATCACACTTGGAATGACCCTCATATACAAATTGAAGAATACGCACTAAAAGAGTGCGAACGTCTTGCGAATCAGTTGCTTTTGTTGACGGGTTTAATCAAAGAAATAAACAGCAAAGATAAAGCGAAAGAGAAGACTTATAGATACGAAGTTTATTGCGAGGTTGATATAAAGGCTAATACGGAAGTAGAAGCAAGAAAAAAGCTAAAAGAAGAATACAGTAGCTTTTTTCACACCTATGTAGGAATTGTTAATGAAGACGGAGAGGTGGAAGAATGAAAGTAATACTTTATTACGATGATAGCAGACACTACTCAAATGAGGACTACCCTTACAAAACTTTAACTGTAAAAGATTATGAAGAATTTGATTTATATTTTTTTGATAAATCAAAATATATAAGATGTGATGATGAAGGCGGAAATCAAGTTTATTTGAATAAAGATAGAGTGATTGAAATTTGGATTGGAGATGAAGAATGAAGATAACGTTAATAAATCCCTATTATGATGAGAAAATAGAAGTGTTAGAAAATTTAGATTATTTTAATAAAAGTTTTGATGATTTGAACGCTGGGAAAATAGAATCTATAAAATTGACTCAAACTAATTGTTTTTCAAGTAAATATGAATTTGGCAGCGATTATATTAAAGTTATTTTCATAAACCCTAGACATTGGGCGAAAGTAGAGGTGGATGAATGAAAAAATGTGAAGTCAATTGTAACGGTGAGAAATATACTGGTGATTTTTATGGAGTTTTTCAATTTTCATCAGTTATTGATCCAACTCTTTTGGTGAGAGGCTATTCTGATAAGGTTATTGCTTATCCAGTAGCAGTGGTTGGTTTTGGCAATGGTATTGGACTTATTAATTTACCTATTGAAGAAATTGATAGAGTTTATGAGGTGGAAGAATGAGTGATAAAAAATACCCTGTAATGATGACTAGAAAAGAAATAGAAATTATTACCAGCATAATGGATGCTTATATCGATTCATGTGTGAAAAATCATTATATTATCTGTGATTCAGATATAGTGTTGCAATTGAATTTGAAATTAAAATATAGAATTACGGATATTAAGGATGAAGAAGCATTTGCAAAATTGATGGAGATGGGGATTAAAAAATGAAAGATTTAAAACCAAATTTTAAAAGGACTTTTTACCGTGAGAATAGGGTAAATGGAGATTTTTTAAATAGGTCAGAAATAAGATATTCTAAATCTGATGATAAATTACTAAGTTATGTTAACAGATTGATAGATGCATCTTTGAGGAAGTATCATATAGCGTGTGAAAAAAGGATAAAAGAGTTAAAATCTATTAAATTATTTGAATACCCGATTATAAGTATTTCATATGCTGGTAAGTGTGGGTGTGGAGAAAACATATATAAGTTGATTACAGATGATGGTCTTGTTTATCCAGCTGTGCATGAGAGTTTTATTAAGTTTTTTAGACCAGATTTGCTAGACAGACTAGAGGAGGAAGAATGATACCTAAATTTAGGGCGTATTTTAATAGATACAATAGAATGATATATAACATTGGAGTTGTAAATGAAAATAGCATTTTAGTTGATTTTAATGGAGATGGAGATTTAGAACATATATTTCTAACAAATGATATAACGTTAATGAAATCCATTGGTTTAAAAGATAAGTATGGCAATGAAATATACGAAGGAGATATCTTGACTGATGAAGGTTTTTTTGAAAATGACTATTGGGATTATGCCGAGATTTGTTTTGATAAAGTTGCTTATACTTATTGTATTGTTTGGAAAGATGAAGGAGTGGTTGAATCAATAACCAATTGTGGAGATTATTCAATAGCAGGAAATATTTATGAAGATAAAGAATTATTAGATGGGGTTAAAGAATGAAAGTAAAAGATTTTTTAGAATGGTTTTCTGATATTGACCCAGAAAGTGAGTTGAAATTTGATATGTATGAGGAGATTATCAATGGAAATGGAGATTGTACGGAAAGATGGTCTCAATTAATTGCTGAAGATTTAGATTATGTTGATGAGGACGGAAATACACACTTAACATTTGTGTGGTTAGATTGAGAGGTTAAAGAATGAACAATAAAAGTTTTGGAGAATTAAAAGAATTAGTTTTGGAGTGGGCAGATGATAAGGATTTGCTACATTCTGAAAATGCTGATGTACAGTTTGGGAAATTTATTGAAGAGGTTTTTGAGTTTAAAAGTGAGTTTGATGTTTGGAAATTATATAAAAAATTCAAATATGATGAAAAAATCGAGCAAGATTTCTCTATTGAAGAAGTTGAAAGATGGAAAAATCTTAAGCTTGAAATGGGAGATATTTTTGTAACATTAATTATCTTATGCGAAGACTTGGGAATTGATCCTACCGTTTGTTTGGAGATGGCTTACAAGAAGATTAGTAAAAGGCGTGGTCGTACTATTAATGGAACTTTTGTTAAGAGTGAGGATTTGTAAATGATAGATGAGATTAAAGGATTATATTTATAACAAGATTAGTAAATTATTTAAATTAAATAGTCCAAGCGAAATGTTGAAGGAAGGTGAATATCTTAGATTGATGATTGATGATAATATTATATTTAATAAATTAACAAATGAATCTTTAATACATTTAACTCTTTATGGAAATCCTGCTACTAAAAAGAACTCTATGCAAATTTATAAAAATAAGAAGACGGGGCAATCTTTTTTGTCTCAGTCTGCAAGATATAAGGAATACGCAAGAGATTGTGGTAGACAAATTACAGGGAGATATAAGAAAGGGATTGATTATCCCATTAATCTTAAATGCGTTTATTACAGGAAAACAAGGCACAGGGTAGACCTTACTAATTTATTGGCTGCTACTTGCGATATTTTGGCAGATTATGGGGTTATTAAGGACGATAATTGCAAGATTGTGGTGGGTCATGATGGGTCTAAGGTTTTGTATGATAAGAACAATCCTAGGGTGGAAATTGAAATAAAGGAAGTTAATGGATATGAATTTTAAATATAAGAATGGTAGTCCTTATGTTAAGAAAAAGTTAAATCAAACATATAACAAGGCGGCTAAAGATACGGCTAAAAGTACAGTTACAAGAACTTTAATTTTAAATTTTCTTGCCTTATCCTTGGAAACCTTGCACGATGAATTTGGATTTGGAGATAAAAGATTAAATCAGTTTAAGGATAGGCTGGAAAGCAAATTAGATTGTATTAATAACGACTATGTACAATGGGAAGATATTAGGGGAAATATTACAATTAAGGAGAAATGATGGTTTATAGGAAAAGAAAAAGCAGGCTTGAAGTAGAGAATGAAATTGAGAGGGATAGAGTAAAGAAAATATTAAAAAAATATAAATATGATCTCGATTATATCGATATGAAAATAGATAAGAGAAATAATTTAAGGGCGAGCATTGATGGTATTAAGGCTTGTATGTCTGATTCTGAGGCAGTCCAAGGTGGCGGGTCTACACAGGAAGAAAAAATTATTAAAGTTATTGATAAAATAAATGATATCGACAGGGAAATTAAGGAAATAAGACTTGAAAATGCTGATATAAGGTATGCCCTTAAAAATTTAAAAGATGATGATTATAGGTCTATTGTTTATCATATATGGATTTATAATGATATGACCATGGAAGAAATGGGAAACAAGCTACATTTGAGTAAATCTGCTATTTGGAAGAAGTCTGACCATGCTTTAAAGGATATTAGTAAAATACTTGAAAAATATTAATTATGTTTTATGGTAAACGAAAAGTAGATGATAAAACTATCTTTAGATGATAAAATAATAGGTGTTAAAATATAAGCTGTTATCAAAACGGCTAAGGAGTTGTAAAGTTAACATTTTAGGCAGGTGTAAACCTGTCTTTTTTTTATTTAAATTTATGAGCTAAGCTGCCAAAACCTCCTTTCGATTATTATATTATTTTTGTTTTTAAAGTGCGTGTGAATTATCTTTCATTTTTTTGGCAGCCTAGTTGATGGATTTAAAATATTGGAGGGGGAAATGAAGAAAAATGATGATTTAAGGATTATTTACAAAGAAGTTGATGAACTGGTTCCTTATGTCAACAATCCGAGGGATAATAAAAATGCGGTTGATGCAGTAGCAAGCTCTATTAAAAACTTTGGATTTAAAGTACCGATAGTGATAGATAGAGAAAATGAAATCGTAACTGGACACACTAGACTTTTGGCAGCTAAAAAGCTAGGAATGAGTGAAGTACCAGTTGTTGTAGCTGATGATTTATCTGATGCAGAGGTGAAAGCTTTTAGGCTTGCTGATAATAAAGTTTCTGAGTTGTCAGGGTGGGATTGGTCTTTGCTTGAATCAGAACTAGACGAACTTGAAGATTTAGATTTAGAATTTGATATGGAAGAATTCGGTTTTGACTTACTATCAGAAAGTGGAGAATACACCGACGTGTTAGAAGATGAGTTTGATGATGAACTTCCAGTACAAGGCAAAACTAAATCAGGCAACGTTTGGATACTTGGCAAGCACAGGCTTATGTGTGGAAATAGCCTAGATCCTGAAGATGTGAATAAATTGATGAGAGGAGAGAGAGCGGATTTGCTATTGACAGACCCGCCTTATAACATCAATTATCAAGGAGCAACAGAAGAAAAACTTACAATACAAAATGATTCTATGGGGGATGAAGAATTCAGAGAATTCTTAACTAATGCTTTTAGCTGTGCAGATAGCGTCATGAAGCCAGGAGCTAGTTTTTACATTTGGCACGCAGAGTCAGAAGGATACAACTTTAGAGGTTCGCTAAGAGATGTCGGATGGCAAGTAAGACAGTGCATAATATGGAATAAAAGCCAAATGACACTAGGAAGGCAAGACTACCAATGGAAACATGAGCCTTGCTTATATGGTTGGACCGAGGGGGGGAGCCACTCTTGGTATTCTGATAGAAAGCAAACGACAGTATTAAACTTTGATAAACCATTAAGAAATGGCGAACATCCAACAATGAAACCTGTAGAATTGTTTGCATATCTAATAGAAAATTCTAGTAAAAAAGGTGATGCAGTATTAGATTTATTTGGTGGATCAGGAACTACTTTGATAGGTTGTGAACAACTAGACAGAAGAGCTTATATTATGGAATTGGATGAGAGATACTGTGATGTCATTATAAATAGGTGGGAAGAATTTACAGGGAATAAAGCAATTTTAGAGGAGGAGATATAAATGTTTGAAAAAGTAAATCCTATGCACCCTGATAAGATAGCTGATAGGATAGCAGGGGCGATTGTTGATTTAGGATATAAAATTGAAGATGAACCTAAGATAGCAGTAGAGGTTTTAATTGGACACGGGGTATGCAATATCATTATTGAGTCTTCGTGTTTTTTTGATTTTGAAGATATACAAAAAATAGTTAAGAGAATAGCTGGGATTGATGATATTGAAATTATCCATGCTAGACAAGATAAGTATTTGGCTGAAAACCAAGTAGGAAAAGTTAGGTGTGGTGATAATGGGATATTTAAGGGAAGCCCTGTAACAGATGAGCAGAAAAAACTAACATCGATAGCTGAAGAAATTTATAAGGAATACGGGGCTGATGGTAAATATATTTTAGATGATGATAGGCTTATTATTTGTCAATCAAAGGCTAAGAGTGAACGACTACAAAGAAGTTTTCCAGCTGCTGTTATTAATCCAATAGGGGATTGGTCGGGCGGTCTTGATGTTGATACTGGTTGCACTAATAGAAAGTTAGGTTCTGATATGGGGGACGGTGTAACTGGAGGAGGATTACACGGAAAGGATTTATCAAAGGCCGATGTATCGATTAATATATATGCCCATCTAAAAGCCCAGGAAGAGAATCAAGAGATTAAATTGTCCTGTGCTATTGGCGATGAAACGATTGACGGTAGACCTTATTCAGAAATTGTTGAAATTGCAAGAAAGTATATAGACAGTTTTGGAGGATTTGAGAGGTTCGCTGAGTGGGGGTTAATCAGATAATCCACTCTTTGATATTTACTAACAAACTACTAACATTTTAAAAGGTAAATGTGAGGTGATAAAGTGACCTTTAGTAATAATCAAAAAAAGTTTATAAACGAGGTTTCACAAGGAAAAAGCCTCATAAATGCTTATAGAAACGCATACCCATCTAGTAAAAAATGGAAAGATAGCTCTGTTAGGGTAAATGCTTCAAAGCTATACAATAAACCTGAGATTAAAAAAGAAATAACTCGTATTAAAAAAGAAATTGAACAGGATATTATCAATCAGGTTACATGGTCGGCTATAGAAAGTGAAAAGGTATATAAAAAAATTATCTTTCTAGGTCTGAAAGATATACAAGATAACGGATTTAGACAAGCTAATTCATCTGCTGTCATAAGTGCTAATAAAGAATTAACAGAAATGATATATAAAAATAGAAGCCTAGAGAATAACGACTCTCTATTTGAAGCTAAGATACAAAAAGAAATTGCACAGACTGATAAAGTTATAGCAGAGACGGAAAAACTAAAAGGAATCGCTGATGAAATCGAGGATATAAGTCCTATAATCAAAGAAATATACGAGGTTGATGATGAGTAAGAAAACTACAATCAACTTTAAATTCTCTGATAAACATAAAAGATATATAAAAAGAGCTAGATATAATGCATACAATATTGCAGAAGGTGCTGTAAGAGCTGGTAAAACGGTTGACAATATCATAGCTTTTGCTATCGAGTTGATGGACACAAAGGATAGAATCCATATAGCTACAGGGTCGACAGTTGCCAATGCCAAGTTAAATATTGGTGATGCCAATGGATTTGGTTTAGAATATATTTTCCGTGGTCAATGTAGGTGGGGAAAACACAAAGGAAATGAAGCTTTAATTATCAAGGGTTATTATACAGGTTATAAAACTAGGATAGTTATATTTGCTGGGGCAGCTAAGGCTGATAGTTATAAATCTATCCGTGGTAACTCGTATGGTATGTGGATAGCTACTGAAATAAACCTACACCACAAAGACACAATAAAAGAGTGCTTTAACCGTACTGCGGCGGCAAATAAAAGAAAATTCTTTTGGGACTTAAACCCGTCTAGCCCTAAACACTTTATATATACAGATCATATAGAAAAGTACAGGAAGCTTGATGAAGAGATAGGCGGGGTAAACTACCAGCACTTTACACTTAGAGATAACGCGACACTAGACAAACAAAGGATTAAAGAGATAGAACTCCAGTACGATCCTAATTCTGTTTGGTATAAGAGGGATATAGAAGGACTTAGGGTAGTAGCTGAGGGACTTATATATAAGCAGTTTGCTGATGGTCCGGAGAATTATTTAATAAAAGAAAAACCTTACGAATTACAAATGATACAGATTGGAGTGGACTTTGGTGGTAATAATTCGAAGCACGCTTTCGTTTGCTGCGGTATTAGTCGAGGTTTTAAAAAGATCTATGCTTTAAGGTCTGAAAGATTAGAACCTGATAAGCCTACAGACTTATATAATCAACTAATCGACTTTGTGAGAGTTATCCAATCTACTTATGGGAATGTAGACCTTATATATGCGGATAACGCTGAACAAGTATTAATAAAAGGTATGCAAAAAGCCCTACTAGATGCAAATTTTAATATAAAGATTAAGAATTCTATCAAGAACCCAATCAATGACAGGATAAGGCTTGTTAATACACTGGTTGCTTCTGATAGATTTTTTTATACTAAAAATTGTGAAAGTTTAGTGGATGCTTTATCTACTGCTGTTTGGAAGGAAGAGGAAATGGAAGATATAAGGCTTGATGATGGGACAAGTGATATAGATACACTTGATGCCTTTGAATATTCTATTGAGAAATTTATAAAAGTGTTGATGAATACATAGGAGTTTATATGTTAGATAGAGAAATTAGGGAAAGGCTGGGTAGTCTTGCCAATAACATTGACAACAATTATAAGATCTGGCTGGATTGCTACCATGGAGAGCCTTATTGGTTAAAAAATGATTATGATATTGATAAGTCCCAATCTTTAAATTTATGTGCTGCTATATCAAGCGAACTTGCAAGGCTTGTAACAATGGAACTTGAAACGAAAATAGATGATGAAAGTCTTGATTTGATTTATCAAAGATTTATAAGGCATATTAGAAAGTTTACTGAATATGGATTAGCCTTAGGTGGTATTGTTATAAAACCTTATGTTGAGGATTATTCAAGAAAGCTTATTGATATTGATATAGTTCCAGCTAATAAGTTTATAATATTAGGTTTTACAAGTTTTGGAGATATTAATCATATTGTTTTTATAGATAGGATTAAGAAAAAGGATAAGAAAGATAAAGATATATTTTTTACTAGGCTTGAAGAACATAAGATAGATGATGAATATCTAATTACTAACACCGCGTATTTATCAAACAATCAAGAAGTGTTAGGTGATAAGATAAGTCTAGGAGTGGTAGAAGAATGGGCAGATATGGCTGATGAAATGATTGTAGAATCGGATAGACCTTTATTTTCATATTTCAAAAACCCTCAGGCTAATAATTTAGATTTAGATTCTAACGAGGGGATATCTTGTTTTGCTAGGGCTATATCATTAATCCAAGACGCAGACGAGCAATATCAAAGAATAATGTGGGAGTATGAGGGCAGTGAGCTTGCTATTGATGCAGATATAACCGCCTTAAAGAATACTGACACACTACCAGTTGGAAAAGAAAGATTATTTAGAAACTTAGGTTTAGATATGGGTTCAGGTAACAAGGACTTTTATAATGTTTTTAGTCCTGCAATTAGGGATTCATCTCTTTTTAATGGTTTAAATGGAATTATAAGAAAGATTGAGTTTATTTGTGGGCTTGCCTATGGAACTTTGTCTGATGTAGAATTTACTGCCAAAACTGCAACTGAAATTAATACAAGTCAACAAAGATCATATTCTACAGTAAAAGATATACAGAATGAATTGGCAAGGTGCCTTGAAGATTTTGTGGAGATATTAAAGTATTGGTTTAAGGAATTATCAATTCCCTTTAATGATAATTGCCAAGTATCCTTCGACTTTGACGACAGCCTTGTAGTTGATTCTGAAACTGAACAAAAAATAAGACTGCAAGAGGTGGCAGCAGGAATTCTTAAGCCTGAAGCTTATCTAAAATGGAGATACGGTGTAACTGATGACGAATTAGGAGAAATTCAAGCCAATATTTCTGAAAATAGAGAAGAAGTAGCCGAGGAAGAATAATGCTAAGTCCAGAATATATGGAAAGGGTAACTGATAATCTAATAGAGCTATACCAAGACTTAGAAGATGCCATACTTGAAGATATAGCAAAGAGGATAAATAAGAACGGATATTTAACTGCCACTGCTGAAAGGCAAGCAGAGGTATTGATTCAAAATGGATACACTACAGAGGAAATAGAAAGTCTTTTAAAGCCTCATCTTGAAGATATAGACGAAGAAATATCGGATATAATCACCAGATCGAGCCTAAAGCATTATGAAGATGAAGCGAAGGCTTATAGGTCTGTTAATAAAAGCTTGGTTGATTTAAGTAAAAATAATCATGTAAATAATACAATTGCTAGTGCTATGGATAGACTTATAGAGGGAAATGGGAACATAACAAAATCTCTTGGAGTAGTTTACAATGGCGAGAATATAAAATTAAATAATTTTTATATGAAGTCCCTCAATCAAGCAGCTTTTCAAGTTGCAAGTGGGGCTTTTTCTAGGCAACAAGTTGTTAGAAGTTTAATAAATAATCTTTCTGATTCAGGAATAAGAGTAATAAACTACCAGCAATCAGGGAGAAATTACACGGTTGAATCGGCAGCTAAAATGCTTGTAAGAACCACGCTAAATCAGATGACTGGAGATATATCTTTGATGAATGCTGAGGATATGGGACAAGATCTTATGGAAATATCCGCCCATGCTGGAGCTAGACCATCTCACGCTGAATGGCAGGGACAGATAGTTTCATTGTCGGGAGATAATGATAAATATTTAAGCCTTGATGATATAGGCTACGGAGATGTAACTGGTTTTATGGGTGCAAATTGCAGGCACAACTGGTATCCATTCTTTGAGGGAATATCTGAAAGAGCATGGACTAAAGAAATGTTAGATAATATAGATCCTGAACCTTTTGAGTTTGAAGATAAGGAATACACCTATTACGAAGCAACCCAAAAGCAAAGACAAATAGAAAGAACTATCAGAAAATACAAGCATAGAGTTATGATGTATGACAAGGTAGGAGACAATGAAAGTAAGCTTATTGCACAGGTAAGACTTCAAAGGCAAAGACAGCTTTATAAAGACTTTAATAAGGCTGGCAAACTTCGTCCTACTAGTGTAAATACTAACGTTTACAGGTATAGTAAAGACAGATACAATGAAGAAATAAAGTCTAGAAAACTTAGAGATATCTATACGGAGAAAAGATTTATGCAGTCTAGATTAGACTATATAAATCCTATTACAAATTTCAAAGAGTTTATACCATCAAAAACCATCATAAATCATTCAAAAGCTATATATAAAGGCGATGAAATAAGAGTTGTTAACAAATTATGTGAAAAATACGGTGGCAAACCAAATGAATGGTCTAAAATGGTAGGTAGGGTAGATTCAGAATTATATTATTATGATGTACATTGGTATGAAAAGAATAATATCCAGTATGAAATGAAATTCAAACATAAGAGTAGGAGGAAAAAATGAAATATATTGATGTTTTCCAGTGCGAATTAAATAAAACCATTCCTTTAGAATATGTTGGCAAAGTAAAATATATCGGTGAATCATTTGGCGTAGACAGCTTAACAGATAACGGAGAATATAATATCGTGCGAGATAAAGATGGTAAGATTAAAGTTGTAGATGATAGTAACGAAGATTATATATATAGCCTTATAAACCCTAGACCAGCAGACGGTAGTTCAAAGGGCGGAAGTTTTTATATTATTGATGATCCTAACGAAGAGTTAAGAAGTTATGGTTTAAAAAGACATAATTGAAAACTTTGAAATATTAGACTAAGCACACTAGCAATTGTTAGATGTGCTTTTTAATTACAAAAAAATGAAACTAACAATAAAATATTATCCAAAATTACCAGAGCGTAAACGGTTATTAAAAAGAGAGGGCGGTGCTTACGAGCAACACGCCCATTTTTTATGCAAAAAAGATGCTGAAAATGTTAGAAGATTAATTGATGGAAATAAGTATCCATACAACAAGAAATATAAGATAGCAATGCAAAGGATACTGACAGAGGAAGAATTTAAAAAGCTTGATAAAAAGCAAAGATACTACAATGTCAATAAAGGTTTGAGACGGTGATGAGCCGTCTTTTTTTTATGGGGAGATACCGAAGTGGAAAACGGAACGGTCTGTAAAACCGTCAGCTGAGCTTTCGTGGGTTCGAATCCCACTCTCCCCACCACGGTCAAGGCGGACCTAAAATGCCAAATAAACACAGATCTAAGTCAAAGCAACGACTTAAAAAGCTTAAAAGGAGATGTTTTATGAAGACAGAAGAATTAAAAGAAATAGGTTTAAATGATGAACAGATAGCGAAAGTTTTTAAGTTAAGAGGAAAAGAAGTTGAAGATTATAACCAACTTAAAAATAACTTCGAAACTTTAAAAACCGAAAATGAAAATTACAAGTCCCAAGTTGAAAGTGCAAATGAGCAAATAGAAGCCTTTAAAGATATGGATATTGAATCAATCAAGGCAAGCGCTGAGGAATACAAAAACAAGTATGAACAGGCACAAATAAAAGCTAAAGAAGATATGGACAATATAACTTTAAATAATGCTATTGATTTAGGCTTGGTTAATGCTGGAAGTAGAAACTTAAAGGCAGCTAAGGCTTTACTTGATATTGATAGTCTAAAGGATTCTAAAAACTTAAATGATGATTTAAAGGCACAAATTGAAGGACTTAAAGAATCTGATTCTTACCTATTTAAAGGACAAGAAGAACCAAAGCAAAGAAGCATGGGTAAGTCTGGATCTTTAGGAGATAAGGAACTAAAAGATATGACCTATGAAGAAATGCTTGAAGCTAACAAGAAAGGTATTTTATAGGAGGATTTAGATGCCTAAATTATTTGATAAGACATATTTTAATGCAGAAGTATTTGAAAAATACGTTGATACAATCGAGAGAGAAAGAACAAATGAATTATTAAACTCTACTGCTATCGTAGAAAGAGCTGACCTTAAAACAAGAATGGACGAGCAAGTTGGGGGAAATATTATTGTTACTCCAATTGCTGGAATTCTTTCTGGAGATGCTGATAACTACGATGGACAAACAGATATTAAGTCTGATACTACAAATACTTTTTATCAAAAAAGAGTTGTAATTGGTAGAGCTCACAGCTGGACTGAAAAAGACTTTGTTTTTGATATCACAGGTGGACATGATCCAATGAAAACTGTTGCTAATCAATTATTAGATTGGTGGGCAGATTTAAAACAAGATTCACTTCTTGCTATTCTTGAAGGAATTTTCTCAATGGCAAAGGCTGAAGATAAGAAATTTGTAGACGGACACACATATAAGGATGAAGTATTTGGGCAAGTAACTTTAAATAATGCACTACAACAAGCATTTGGAGCAAGAAAGAAAAACTTTGCTGCTGCTATCATGAACTCAGCAGTTGCAACACAATTAGAAAACTTAAATTTAATTCAATATGCAAAATACACAGATAGCAGGGGAATTGAAAGACCAATGGCTCTAGCTAATCTAAATGGTAGACCAATTATTATTGATGATTCTTTACCAGTAAGCAAAGAAGGAGAATATACAACATATATCTTTGGTCAGGGTGCTTTTGAATATACAAAAGCAGGTGCTAAAGTACCATATGAAACAGACAGAAATCCAATGAAAAATGGTGGAGAAGATACTCTATACACTAGGGATAGATTCTGTTTTGCACCAAGAGGTATTTCATTTACTGAAGCTTCTATGGCTTCATTATCACCAACTGATGAAGAATTAAAGAAAGGTACTAACTGGGAAGTTGTTAAAAATGAAGATGGAACATTCCCGCTTAATCAAATTCCAATAGCAAGAGTAATTACAAAATTAAAAGCTGCAAAACCAGCAGATGAGGGTACAGCTAGTCCAGCAGCTTAATAGAAAGGGGTTAATTTATGTTAACCTATAAAGAATTTAAAGAAAAATGCCCAAAGCTAGATTTGTCTGAGGGCGTTTTTTTATCCCTACAAAGAAGAATAAAAAGGCGTATTGATTTTCTGACTTTTGAAAGAATTAATGATAATGATTTAAGTCTACAAAAAAGAGTTAATGACGTGATAATTGATATTTTAAATGAGCTCTATTTTTCCGATGTAGGCTTTTTAAAAGACGATGAGGGCGATTCATCATCTAATATTAAATCGGAGACTGTAGGCGAATATAGGATTGAATATGCTAGTGCTAATACCCTTTCTAGCGATAAAAAAGATGGACTTATGGCAAGCCTTATTGATGAAAGGATTCGTGAGGCTTTTGTCCATACTGGTCTAATGTATAGGGGGATATATGAAAACTAATGCACAGGTAACAATCATTAAAAGATATGTAGAAGATAGGCAAGATGTTTATGCTGAATATGGAACTTATCCTTGCCATTGGGAAGAAACAAGAGGGATAAATACTAATCGTACTGGCAGAAGTAGAGACGATATTGATAAGATAACTTGTTATATTCCTAATCACTTATTAAAGGCAGTTGAAGTTGAAGATTTAATAATAAGAAACGACGACTTAAAAGAGATAAAACAGTTAGCTAGTGCCAAGGAGTTTAGAAAGTTGTATGGGGCTAGAACTGTAACAGTCTGTGATGTTTTTGATTTTGGGTCTAAAAAAATGCAACATACAAGAATAGGTGCGAAATGATTAATTTTAATAGATTTGAATTTGACCAGGTTAAGGCTTTGAAAAAAAGAGACCTTGACACTGGTGGCAAGGTTCAAAAGTTTATTGATAATGAGTGTATAAGGAGAATGGATCCATACACTCCAAAAGATATAGGAACGTTAATAGGTGCAGCTACCAATCAAACATCTATAGGATCTGGTAAAATAGTGCAACAAACACCATACGCCAAGAGGTGGTATTATGAACCAGCTAACTTTCAAGGAGCACCAATGAGAGGAAATAGATGGTTTGAGAGAATGAAATCAAGCCACAAGGATTCTATTTTAAGAGGTGCTGCAAGCATAGCAGGAGCAAAAGCAAAATGAAGTCAATTATTGAAAGTATAAGGGAATATTTTTTGGATTGCCCTTATTTAGAAGATGATGTAAGGCTTAGTGTTGATTTTCTAGGGGACCAGCCCTTAGAGTACGGAATCTATTCAGAGCCTATTAGTCCAACAATTAAAAAATATGTAGATGGAGACGAACTTAAGCAGTTTGGATTTATCTTTACAACAAGAAATCACATGAGCGGAGATTTAGTTACACAACTAGAAAACTCTGCTTTTTTTGATGATTTGATTGAGTGGATACAAGAGCAAAACTATATGAAAGTTTTCCCAAAATTAGAAGGGGATAGACACCCAACGAAATTAGAAATAGTAACAAATGGTTATTTGTCTAGTGCTGATACAGGATCTAGTCAATACCAAATACAAATGAGATTAGTTTATATGGAGGTAAACAATGGCTGAAACAAAAGATATACAAAGTTTAAAGGAATTTAGAGGTCTAGTATTAAGAGCTGATGTAGTTTCTTTTATGGAAGTAGAGGGAAAATACTACAGAATGAAGGGCTTTACTGACCTACCAACTTCTAAGGAAACAGAAGAATATTCAAGGAAGTATGTAGATGAAAAGTCTGAAAGAACTGCCGTTACTGGTATGACTTCTACAACAGATTTTACATTGGATAGATACAAAGATAATCCAGTACACAACAGAATACAAGAAGTTTTTGATAAAGAACAACTAGCAGATGATGCAACTGTAAATATTGTAGTTGTTGATTTTGCAAAAGAAATCGAAGGACAAAAAGGCAAATACTTTGCTATTAAAAGAAACCACACTATAGTTCCAGATTCTGCTGGAGATGGTACAGATGCTTACCAATATTCTGGATCATTTAAAGCAAATGGAGCACCAATTGAGGGATATGCAGAGTTAGGCGACGGGGATACTGAGTGGCTAACAATTAAGTTTACTGAAGGAACTGGTTCTAGTGCATCTGAAGAAACTTCAGGAAGAACTGCTTAATTAAAATATTATGGGGGCTTTATGCTCCCTTTTTTATTTAGAAAAAATTAAAAACAAAGGAGATTTTTATGGCATTTAAAAGACAAAAAAGACAACTTATTAACTTTGAATTTGAATTTCAAGACCTTAATGGAAATGAACAATTTCTAAGATATGAGGTTGAACATGATACAGACTTAGCTAAAAAACTAACAGATATGGGAAAACTAGACTTCAATACAATGTCTTCTGCTGAGGCTAAACAAGCACTTAGAAAGGCTTATGATACTATTCTAGGCTTTGGGGCAATGGATAAGATTCAAGAAAAAGTATTCGGAGGAGATGAGCTCTTGCTTACTGATTATTTAGCTATTGGGAATTACCTTTTAGAGGAAGTTGACAAGGCTAATAAAGAACTTCAAAAGCTTACTCAATCATTCATCTTTGTTAAAAAAGGTGAAGCAGTAGACGGAATTATAGTTGATGAGAAGTGAATAAGCTTATAGAAGGACTACCAAGTACTATAGATGTAAATGGCAGAAAGATAGCTATAAACACCGACTTTAGGGTTTGGATTAAGTATGAAGAGCTTATGCTAGATGAAGAAAAAGAAGCAGAAAAGCAAATTATGGAGGTCTTAGATACTTGTTTAGTAGATGACTTTACTATTACAAGTCTAGACGATTTGGAAAAATTATTCGATGGCTTACTAAACTTCTACGGCTTAGGTCAAAAGATAGAAAATAGCAAAGAAGAGAAAGAGAGCGAGGAAGATTCAGACTTTAGTAGTTCTAGTAAGATATATTCTTTTGAACACGACTGGTCTTATATCTACTCAGCATATATGGAGTGCTACAATATCAATATTTTTACTGCCAATCTTCACTGGTGGGAGTTTAAGGCTCTTTTTAATAGTCTTAATGACAAGTGTCTTTTCTCAAAAATAATGTCTTTTAGATCTATGAAAATCACTTCTAAGATGAGTAAGGACGAAAAGAAATACTATAGACAAATGAAAAAACTTTATGCTTTGCCAGATGAAAGGTCAGAAGAAGAAAAAGAAAGGTCTTTTGCAAGATCTATGATGGCGAGCATGCAAATATAAAGAAAGTGAGGTGACTTATGGCAAGTGATGGTAAACTGCTATTTGATACCAAGCTAGACACCTCAGGATTTAAAAGTGGCTTGTCTTCTCTTACAGCTATGGCAAATGCCGCAGGTAACGGAATAAAAAGTGTTACTGATAAGGCGGTAAGCGGAATTAAGACAGGATTTAAGGCGGCAGGAGTTGCTCTTGGTGCTTTTGGTGGATATTCTATTAAGGCTGGGGCTGATTTTGATGCGTCAATGAGTGAAGTTGAGGCTATTTCTCATGCTAGTGGCAAGCAATTAGAAGCTTTAAGAAATAAAGCTAAAGAAATGGGAGCTACCACAAAGTTTTCTGCTACTCAATCGGCTGAGGCTTTAAAATACATGGGTATGGCTGGTTGGTCTAGTCAAGAAATGCTTGATGGTTTACCAGGAGTGATGAACCTAGCTGCTGCAAGTGGAGAGGACTTAGGTCTTGTATCAGATATAGTTACAGATTCATTGACTGCTTTTAAATTGGAAGCAAAAGACACAGGAAGATTTGTTGATGTGTTGGCAGCGGCTTCTACAGCCTCAAATACTAATATTTCTTTACTTGGTGAAACATTTAGATATGTAGCCCCAGTTGCAGGAGCCTTGGGGTACTCTGTTGAGGATGTATCTGTTGCTTTGGGTTTAATGGCAAATCAAGGTGTTAAAGGTTCAAGGGCAGGTACAGCATTAAAATCAGCACTTTCAAGATTGGCTGCACCTACTAAACAGGTGCAGGAACAAATGAATGCTTTGGGAATATCCATAACAGATTCAAATGGGAAAATAAAACCTTTTAATCAGCTTATGGTAGAAATGAGAGAGTCCTTTAAAGGTTTAAGTGATGATCAAAAAGTTCAAGCTGCAACAACTCTTTTTGGTAAAGAAGCTATGGAAGGCATGCTTGCTATCTTAAATACAAGTGATGAAGATTTTAATGAGCTTACTAATTCTATTAATAATTCTACAGGTGCTGCAAAAAGAATGGCTGATACCATGAATGATAATTTAAAAGGAGATATTAGAATTCTGATATCTGCCCTTGAAGGATTAGGTATAGCTTTATTTGAACATGTTGACAATCCATTTAGAGAGGTTGTCCAATCTGTAACAAAACAGGTTGATAAACTTAATCAAGTTGTAATAAAAGATATAGGGCAATTGCCAACAGTATTAGGTAATATGATTGCCCAAGGTGCAGTGTATATTGCCCAAAAAGCACCTAAATTTATTGATGCTGGAAAAACAATTATATTGTCATTTCTAGATGGACTTCAAAAAAATTCTTCTAGTCTTGCTGATAGTGCAGCTGAAATAATAACTAGACTTGTATCTGCTTTTATGGAAGTTGGTGCAAAACTTTTTGATGTAGGTGGAGATATACTTGTAAAGCTAGCTGAGGGTTTATCTGCTAGAGCTGATGTTTTAGCACCTAAAGCTTTAGAAATAATTGGCAAACTAGCTGAATCATTTAATAGAAATGCTGCTCGACTTTTAAAGGTTGGAATTGAATTATTAGTTAATATAGCTAAGGGACTTGCACAAAATCCTGACATCGTAGTTAAAGCAGTACCACAAATATTGATGGCTTTATCCATAGCCTTTGCAGCTTTCAAAGGCCCTGCAATTGCTAAGAAAATGATGGCTTCTTTAGCAAAAGGACTGCTTGGAGAAAAAACTGCTGTCAGCAAATCTGCTGAGGGAATTATATCTAATTTAGTACAGTCTTTTAATAGTAAGGGTTTAGAGCTTAATAAAACTGGTGGAGAACTTGTTACTAAGTTAAAAGATGGAATTTTAAATAAAAGTAGTGCTATTTCTCAATCAGCAACTGATTTATTTGGGAAATTTGCTGAAAGTTTTGATAAATTTCATAACAAAACCACTAAGGAAGGACAAGAAATTGCTAATAAATTAGCTACAGGAATCAAGAGCAAGACTGGTGCTATAAAAAGTGCTGGGGAAAAAGTATTAGATCCTTTCATTAGTTCTATTAAAAATAATAAGCAAAAAGTTTCTTCTGCTGGAAGTGAAATTGTAAATAAATTAGGTCAATCTATTTCTAAAAGCTCAAATACTATTAAATCTAAAGGGATTAATATAGTTGATAAATTAGGTTCTGGTATAAAGTCAGCAAGTGGCAAAGTGTCTGGCTTAGGAGCGAATATAATATCAAAACTTAATAATAGTATTGTAGGCAGAGGATTAGGAATGATGAAGTCCGCGGGCGGTGGACTAATGAAGATGTTATATGCGGGTATATCTGGAGGGATATCTTCTATAATCTCAATTGCTGCAAAAATAATACCAATGATAGCTGGAGTTTTATCAAATCCTCTTGGATTGATAGTTGTAGGTGGATTATTAATTGCAGCAATTGTTAAAGGTTTTAATTTAGATTTAAATAAAATAGCAAATTCAGCAGGTAAAATTGTAGGATCTATTGCCAATAAAATAAAACAAGGAGCATCTAAACTATTAGATGTTGGTAAGTCAATTGTTAATAAAATCGGTGATGGTATAAATGCAGTTAAGGGATTTTTTGCAGAAGTACATTCTAAGGGTCTAATATCTGTCTTAGGAAGTAAACTAAAAGCAGGTATTGGAAAACTTAAAGACATAGGTAAATCCTTTATTGATGGAATTAAAGAAGGATGGGATGAAAACGAAAATAAGGTAGCTGATAAAGCGAAAAAACTTCCTGATAAGGTAAATAATTCTGTTGATGGTTCTGAGACAAAACCTACTGGAGAGAATATGGTAGGTGGGGTTGTTGAAGGATTAAGAGATGGTTCTACTGATGTTTCTACAGCTTATAAAGATTTAATAAAAGCTGGAGTATCTGATTCTGATGCAAGAGCGATTGTAAGACAAGAAGGAAAGGCAAGTGTTGAAGAATACGCCCAAGCCATATACGAAGGTTCTGGAAATGTTAAAAGTGCTTATACTGCTTTAAGAACATCTGGACTTCAAACCATGGAAGCTGCTGAAAAGTTTTTTGAAATTGCTGGTCTTAACCTTGACGGTTTTGTAAATGGAACTGAAGAAGGTGGACAAACATATAGACAAAAGCTTCAAGAAATGATGGACTCTGGAATGACAGAGATTGAAGCAGTTGAAAAACTTACTGAAATAGCCCTAAACAATATGCGTGGCTACAAAGACGGTACAAGTGAGGAGGCCGATGGAATTATAGATGAATTTCATACTATGATGGAAATGGGACTTACTGAACTTGATGCCTTTGATGAAATGTATTCTAAAGGTCAAATAAATGTTGATGCCTTTGGTAAAGGATCTGCCGCTGGAAAAGAAGCGGCCCTAAATATTTATAGGCAATTAAGAGATTCTGGACTTTCATCGGTTGAAGCTATGCAAGCTATGTATGATATGGGTCTTTTGAATACCAATGGTTTTGCTGAGGGGACAAATGCTGGAAAAGCAAATGTTGATAAAGTTTACCAAGCATTAAAAGATGCTGGAGTTAGCGAAGCGAATATTGCTGAAATATTAAGGGGGATAGGTGCTCAAAATGCCAATGCTTTTTCTGAAGGAGTAGGCTCGGGTCAAGAAAGTGTATCTTCGGCTTACAACAATACATTCTCAAATCCACTAGAAGCAAGAGCATCAATGCTTTTTGGAACTGCAAACGAAAAAGGACTTAATACAGGTACAAACTTTGCTGATGGTATTGAATCTTCCACTATGGACGTTACAAGTCGTTCACAAGCATTAGGAAATACTGCAGTTGAAAACCTTAAAGGTGGAGAAGGTGTAGCAAATTCAAAAGGTCTAGAACTTGGTAGCGAATACGCTGGAGGTATTGATCAATCTAAAATAGGGGTTGATACATCTTCCCAAAATGTAGGACAAAGTGCAGCTAATTCTTTAAATAATCAAGCTAAAGCATTTTCACAAGCAGGTAAGGCTTCCATGGATAATTATAATTCTGCTATTAGTCAAGGTGCGAATAAAGTAACCACGACCATTAGTAGAATGGGAAATAATGTAAAAACTAGCCTTAATTCAACAGCACAAAATGTTAGAATGAGCGGAACCACCATGATGAACGGTCTAACATCTAGTGTTACTAGTGGAGCTAATAGGGTTCAAAGTGCCTTTACATCTCTACAAAACAGAATTACTTCTACATTCACAAGCTTGAATTCTAAAGTTACAAGCCAAGCTAGAAGCATGATGAATGGATTTTCAAGTTCAGTTACTAGTGGAACAAATAAAGTGAAAAATCAATTCACATCTATGACTAACAGTATTAATTCTAAGATGTCTTCTACTTCTAGTAAGGTAAAAAGTACATCTAAATCTATGATGAATGGTCTTGTGTCTGCAATAAGAAGTGGTTCTTCGAGAGCGAGGTCTACAATATCTTCTATGTGCTCTGGAATGGTTGGAACTATAAATGGATATAGGGGAGCTTTTTCATCTGCTGGATATAATCTTATGGCAGGGCTTGCTGGTGGTATTTATAGTGGTAGGTCTAGTGTAATATACGCTGCTATATCCGTTATGAGATCGGCAGTTGCTGCTGCAAAAGCGGCTGCTGGAATTCATTCTCCATCTAGAGTAATGAGAAAAGAAGTAGGACGAATGCTCACTAAAGGTCTAGGAATTGGTATTGAAGATGAAGAAGATTTTGTAGTAAAAAAAATTAAAAACACTATGGAGGCAATAAGAAATAAAGCTAAAAGTGCAGTTTTATTTGATAATAATAAAATGGGAGCAAATTTAGCCTATAGTTTTGCAGGTGGATCTATACAAAATAAACAAGAAGTCGAAGTGCAAGTAACCAATGGAGCTGTAACAAGTGTTATAAACCTAGATTCAAGAGAAATTGGAAAAGCTGTTGCTCCTATTGTTAGCCAAGAAATAAGTAAAGAAAGGAGGCGTAGAGGGTGATTGAAACTATAAATTTAATAAAAGATTTAAAGATTTATAATGCTCATGTATTAGCTTATCCAGAAATAGGAAATACAGAGGTTATAAGAGATGAATTTATCTCAGATACTGGTCTTATATTTTATAGTCAAAAGAGGTCGGCTCTTACGCCTATCTCTTTTTCTATTGAATTTAAAGGAGATAAAAGAGAAGTTAGAAAAAATAGGAATGAATTATCAAAGAAATTGGAATTATGTACCATAACCTTTGATAATGAAGTTTTTTATCGAGGAAGATTTTTATCTAAAGATGTAGATACAAGATATTTTTATCAAAATGTGACTTATGAAGGTCAAGTTGTAGCTATGCTAAGTACTCAATTTAATGAAATTTCAATAGGTAAAAAGACAACTATCTATAATAATGGGAATCTGCCTACACCTTGTAGGATTATTTTTAAAGGAAATGGTAGCAATATAAGTCTAAAAGGCTTTGAAGATCCTATAAATATTAATAGCTTAAATGGAGAATTAATTATAGATGCTGAAAAAGGTATTAATAAGCTTGGAGGTGTTGAGTTTTCATCTTTACCATACATTGATGATGTATTAGAACTTAACCTTGCAGGAATTGGAGAGTTTAAGTGTTTTGTAGAATTTGAAGGTAGGGTATTATGCTAGTTTATGGATTAGACAATGAAACATTTGATAGTTTTTATTTTTTCAAAAATTTAGAAATAAAAAGAGAAATTAATAAATTAGATATTTCAAATTTTGAAATACCAAAAGACTATAGAAATATTTTTGAAACCGAATGTAAAGTTATTGAAAATAAGCAAAGTTATACTATTAAAAATATTGAGCCATTTTATGATGGTTATAAGATAGAGTGCAAGCAAAATATTGATGAATGGTTATCTTTTTTTCATAAAAGCTTAAATTTCCCATATAAAGATATAGAAACTATGATTAAAGGGATTATCCCATCTGGTTGGTCTTATAAAATTAGTGGCGAAATTAAGAAATACAGAACAATAACAGCTGATCATAAATCAAGTTGGGAAGTTTTGAAAGAAATAGTAAAGAAATTTGATGTTGAATTTAGGATAGATAACAATGAGAAAATACTATTTATATCTGAAAAAATAGAGGAAGACAAAGGTGTATTTTTCTCTGATAATTTTAATGTTGTAGACAAAGATATAAGCGTAGAAAGCTTTGAATTTGCAACAAGAATTATACCTGAAGGAATGAATGGTCTTAAAATAAGCCAGATAAATGATGGAAAAGACTATCTAGAAAATAAATCATACTCTGGAAAAACTATAACTTATTATTGGAAAGATGAAAGATATACTAATATTCAAAACCTTAAAAATGAAGCTGCAAGAAAGCTTGAAGTATTATCCAGACCAAGGATAACTATAAAACTTAAAGTCAAAGACTTGTCTAAAGCTATTGGGGTATATGAACAAGAATATAATGTTGGAGATTATGTTTATCTAATAGATAAAGATAGAAAGACAAAAGAAAGATTTAGAATATTAGCACAAACAACTTATCCCAATAAACCATTTAAAAATGAAATAACTCTTGCTAATAAACCACTAGATTTATTAGATGACGTTGATGAAAACATAGAGTTAACAAAAGAAATGTGGGAAGAAACTAGGGGTAGATTTGAAGCTACTGATGAATTAATAAAGGGTTATTTAGAAAAGTCTAAAAGATATACTGATGACAGTTTTAAAACTTATAAAAGTGAAAGGGAGCAAACAGACAGCAAGATATATGAGTCAATAAAGGAATCTACTACTTATGTTGATCCTAAAACTGGTCAAACTCAACCTATAGTTGATAAACAATTGGAAATTATAAAAAACGTAAATGGAATTGAAATATCTGTTAAAAATCAAGCAGAAGACCTAAATAAAAAAATATCCAAAGAAGATATTTTAGCAGATGAAGAAATCCAAGAAGCTTTAAAAGGTAAAGACGGAATTGACGGACGAGCTGGTAAAGATGGTAAAGACGGGCACGTCTTGACTTTGGAGGTTTGGCTTGAAGGTGAATTTAGAAATTACAAAACAAAAGATGTAAAAAGGATAATACAAGCAAAGTATGATGGAGAATTAATAGAATTAGATAGTACTAATACCGAAGTATATAACTGCTACGGAAATGGAGAATGGAGTAGAGCTACCCTATCTGACTTCTGGGCAAATTGGGATAGGCAATATGAATATATTGCAAATAAGGTCATTGTTACTTATAAAGGTTTAAAAGCAGAGGCTTATGCAAGATTAGATAATATTAAAGATGGAGAAAAAGGAGCAACTGGTCCAAAAGGAGCTGACGGTAAAAATGGATCAGACGGAAAAGACGGTAAAACTGGTAAAATTGGTCAGAATCTTTTAAGAAACTCCAACGTGCCAGTGGCTAATAAAAAATATGTAACAAATAAATGGATTCTATGCGAGACTCCAGAAGTTGGAGAGACCATGACCTTTACAGCTAAGATAAAACTGGAAAAAGATGATTCAATTAAACTGTACAATTCTGGTGGCAATATTGGTTTTTTTGAATTAACATACATTAAAAAAACAGACGATTATCAAATTTGGAGCAAGAGTTTTAAATGGAAAGATAAATCCTCATACAACGGTAAAACATATGAACAAACAAATCCACCATCTTTATGGTTGTATACTTTTGGAAATAAAAATAATCCTAACAATACAGTATCCATCGAATGGGCAACTCTAACTCGCGGAGATATACCAGCTATAGAGTGGTCGCCTTGTTATGCGGATGTAGATGATGCTATAAAAGCTGGTAAGGAAGAAACAGAAGAAGTAAGTAAAAAATTAATTAAGGTAGAAAGTGATTTTAAAATTGATAGTAATAATATAAAAGCAAGTGTAAGTTCTTTATCCGAAACGACTGAAAGAAGTTTTGTAAATATTAAAAAAGATATGGCAGACGCCGATACGAAGATAGAAACTGGAATTAAAAATTATGTAATAAACAACTACTCTACTAAAACCCAGACAGACCAAAAGATAAGTCAGGAAGTAGGGGGTATTAAAACAAGTATAAACAATATAAACCAAGAAATTACACGAACAAAAACAAGCATAGAACAAACCAACGAAAAAATAGAAACCAAGGTTTCTAAAGATGGATTTACTTCTTTGGTTAAGCAAGAATTTGACAAGTACAAAGTACAAGCCAAGAACATTGACTTTGAAGGATCTTATGTAAATGTAAAAGGAAGTTTCCAAACAATAGGAGGAGACAATGATGTAGGTATTAAAATCGACTATAATGATATTGTTTTTAGAGATTACAGGGGAAACGGGACTAATTATGGGTCCATAACTGTAGTAGAAGATAAGGATGGTAACAATGATATGTCGCTCAATATTGGGCATTTTAAGACAGGACACACCGCTATAAGATATTGGGTACCAGAAGAAAAAGTTTGGAGACCTTATGTAGCTTTTGATAAGTGGTATTACACAAATAGGAAAAGTGGATATCCAATAACATTTTACGAGGGAGTGGATTTTAGAGGAGTTGTACACATGCCAGAACAAATAAATTTTGATTGTGTAAGAATAAGAACTTATTCTGACGCTATAGGAATTGAGTCATTTGATGGGAAAGCCGGATTAGTAATTAAATCCGATGGAAGTATATATATAAAAGATGCAAAAGGTTCAAGAAGATTATATGTAAGAGAGTGATGAGAATATGGACGATTTAACACAAATATATATAGACAGATTGGCAGAATCCAATCATAATGGTATTCTTTTAAAAGTTGAAAATAGAAATTTAAAAAGAAGAATAAATGAATTAGAAAGTGAACTTAAAGAATTAAAAGGCGATGATGAAAAAACAGATACTCAAGAAAAATAAGAAATACAACCAATGTAGATAAGAGAGGATAGACCTCTCTATTTTAATTTTAATACGAAAAAGGAGTAATTATGTACGAATTAAAAGCAAAAGAATACTATGAGGGCAAAGACGAAACACAGTTAAGGATTCAACAAGAGAACCCTTGGAGGGATTTTATTGTCTTTTTAAAGGGTGATAAGAGAAACGAAAGAGATAGTCTTTTGATTGAGCTTGGACTTAACGAGATAGCAAGGGAAGCAAATCCAAAACAAGAGTTGGAAGAGTTAAGAAAAAAACAAGAAGAACAAGATAAGATTATAAAGGCGACACTAGAAACTATTGTTTTATCTAAGGATCTTAACGAAAAACAAAAAGAAAATATCTTGAACCAATATAAGCCTTACCAAGTTGGGGCATCTTATAAAGCAAATGATAAATTTACCTACAACGACAAGGTTTATGAAGTAATACAAGCGCATACAAGTCAATCCGATTGGGTACCAGAATCTACACCTGCTTTATATAAGGAATACTTAAATGTAGAAATCAAAAATGATGATGGAAGCACAACTGAGATTGTGGCAGAATTCAAACAACCTACAGGGGGACACGACACTTATAAAAAAGGCGATAAAGTATTATTTAATGGCAAAATATATAAATCTTTAATAGATAATAATGCGTATAGTCCAGCAGATTATGCACAAGGTTGGGAAGTAGTAAAAGAATAGAAAGGGGGAACCCTAATGAACACATTACTAGAAACATTAGCAAAAATAGGAGTAGATAGGGGAATTAGTTTTGTAATTTCTATTGTATTTTTGGCTTGTTTAATAATTGGTCTAGGAGTTTTTTATAAAAACTGGACATCACAAAAAGATTGGGAAAGAAAAAGAGCAGAAGAAAAAGATAAACAAGATATAGAAAATACGAAGGAACTTAGAGAATTAAATAAACAATTTGCTTATACTATAGCAAACTCTACTTTAAGGATAGATGGATTTGATAAAGTTTTAGAAAAACATACAACAGAAAGTAATAACTCTTTAAAAAATATAGATGATAAACTTGATGAACTTGACAATAAAGTTAAGGTAATAGGAAATACACAAGATACATTAGCTACAAAAGAAATGGTACGTGAAGTATCGGATGGAATACAAGAAATAAGGCAAGAATTAAAAAAAGATTAAGGGGACTAGTGTTTAGCTAGTCCTTTTAAAATATAAAAATAGGAGAGAAAAGATGAGTAATTCTAATTTAGTAAATTTAGTAAGTTACAGTCCTAACCATAGTGGCAGGAGACAAAATCCTATAACCAAGATAGCTATACATCATACGGCAGGAGTTTTAACAGCTGCTGGTATTGGTAGTGTTTTTAAGTCTACATCAAGGCAAGCATCTTGTAATTATGGGATAGGAAATGATAACAGGATAGTTTTAGTAGTAGACGAAGCAAACAGAGCATGGACAACATCGTCAGCATGGTGTGATAATAGGGCAGTTACCATAGAGGTTTCTAATTGTCAGAACGGGGGAAATTGGCTTGTTTCTGATAGAGTATTGAATACTCTTATAAATTTAGTTACGGATATTTGCAAAAGAAATGGAATAAAAAATTGTACTTATACAGGCGGAACTGATGGAGTTTTGCAAATGCATAAGTGGTATGCTCAAACATCTTGTCCGGGACCTTATTTAGGTAGTAAATTCCCTTATATCGCAAGTGAAGTTAATAAGAGGTTGAGAGGTGGAAAATCTACAAGTACATCTAATAATCTTTATAGAGTTAGAAAATCTTGGGGAGATTCCAAAAGTCAAAAAGGGGCTTTTAAAAACTTAAATAGTGCCATAGATTTGGCGAAAAAGAATGGATATAAGGTTTACGATAATAATGGAGTACAAGTTTATCCAGAAGTTAAAAAGGAGAGTACAAACACAAATAATACAAGTCCAAAATTTATTAAGTACGAAAATTGGACTGGAATAACACTAACAGAATGTAATGTAAGAACAAGTCCATCATTAAGCTCACCTGTTGTAGCTTGTTATGGAAAAAATGAACCAATACATTATGACCAAGTTTGGGAAGGTGATGGTTATCGTTGGATCTCTTATATTGGGGCAAGTGGTAAACGTAGATATGTTGCTTGTAGGAGATTAAGTGGGGATACTACACCTTGGATTAGATTTTAATAAAACTTGACTAATAGTATTATATATAGTATTATATAGATAACTTAACAGAACATTCCCATATGCACAAGAACAGTACGCTCAAGCTGTTCTTTTTTTATTATTTATTTGACTTATGATATTATATATAGTATCATATAGTAAAGGAGGTGCAAATGGGAAATAAAGATGTTAAGCTCATTGAAAAAATGAGACATCAACCTAACGGCATAAATCCAAAAGATGCCGAAAAAATATTATTATACTTAGGTTTTGAGCACAGAAATACTAAAGGTTCACATAAACACTTTAAAAGAAAAAGTGATGGAATGTGGTTTACTTTAGTTTTATCTGAAAATCCTATGAAAAGATATTTTGTTGATGATATATTAAAAATTGTAGATGAGTCTTAGGACTTATCTACAAAATTAGCACCCCATTTGTATATAATAACAATGAAGAAAAATTTGCACTATTATTTATCACTACCTTATTCAATTGTTACAAAAGAAATAAACGATGAAACAGGACATTATTATGTGGGTAGGGTAGAAGAGTTGTATGATGTAAAAACAGTAGGAAATACTATTGAAGAATTGTACAAAAACATCTATGAAGTGTTAGAAATGTCAATTGAAGATAGGCTAGAAGATGGAGAAGATATTCCAGAACCCATAGAAGAGAAGTATTCAGGTAGAATTTTAGCTAGGATTCCAAAAAGTTTACACAAATTTTTGTCAGAACAAGCGGAAATAGAGAATACATCATTAAATCAATTAATTTTATATAAATTAAGTAAATAAAAGACTTTAAGCGATTACATTAAGTAGTCGCTTTTTTAGTGGATAAAAAAGGAGATAAAATGGATAATAACTTAAAAATGTTTATAATTGGTATGTTAGCCGTTGCAATTGCATATTCTATAATTACTTTTTTAAATTATAGCAAAGAATGTACAAAAGAAATTAAAAATGAGAAAGTAAATCACGTTTTAGATAGGTTAAATAAGATTATAGAAAGAGCTGTAGGGGCAGCAAACCAAGTTGTGGTTAATAATGCAAAGGAAGATGGGACTTTTACAGCTTCTTATGGTAAAAAGGTTAAAGATGAAGTATTTGAAACAGTTTTAAAAGTTCTTGGAGATGAGGGAAAACAACTTTTAAATGAAGCCCTTGGTGATTTAGATAAATATATATCTGACGGGATAGAAGATGAAGTTGACAGAAGAAAATAGTATAATGTACTTAATAAGTAAACTGTATATAGTGTTTACGAAATTTTCTACAATGACCACTGGCTTTTGGCTGGTGGTCTTTTTTTTTTTTGTGGTTAATTATGACAGATACTGTGAACTAATAGTGCTAAAGCCGACTGCAAGTTTTCCTACCTTAAATATGGTAGAATTTTTTGTTTAGGGTATAATAATAGTATCCGTTTGCACGAAAGATATTCAAAATTTCCCATCTTTTATGATGGGATTTTTTTATATTTTAAAGTATAATATTAATGATCAATTAGTTTTGTTACGACAGACTAATACGAAAGACACTTGGGAAGGAATTAAGCTAGATTAATTATCTATGCTCCTGGGGTGTCTTTTTTTGTGGGTATTTTTATTGTATGTAGGGTAAATTGGCTTATTTATTATATTTACGTCGTATATATTGACAATGTAAATATATAGTAGTATTATATAAGTAACAAAGAAATAAATAATAAAAACAAGGGGGCAAACAATGAACAAAGTTATTAATGGAAAAAGATATGATACTGAAAAAGCTGAACTTATAGGAGAATGGACCAATGGACACAGGTATGGAGAATTTCAATACGAATGTGAAGAACTTTACAAAAAGAAAACAGGTGAGTTTTTCTTATATGGTTCTGGTGGACCAATGTCAAGTTATGCAGTTCCTTCCGGAAATAATAACTGGACAGGTAGTTCCAAGATAACACCGATATCAATTGATGAAGCTAAGAATTGGGTTGAGAGAAATCTTGATGCTGATGATTATGAAAAGCTATTTGAACTTGAAGAAGATAGTAATATTGCTTTTAGTTTATTAATTTCATGAAAATTTATACATAATAAAAGATGAAAGTTTGAGATAAAAACAAGAAAAATTATGAAAGATATAATAGTAGAAGCTTTGGAAAGTAATTTAGAGTGATAA